AGCAATTTGTATAGAATTAGAACTGTTGAAGAGACACCAAATGGACCTGTTTGGAAAGATCGAGTTAACGTGCTATTTGTTCGCGGGCGCATAATCTTAACAGTGCGCCATGTAGTTAATTTCCTTAATGAAGAATGCTCTCTAGTAAACCCATTCAACATCGATGGTCTTAATTTTAAGAAGAGTGAATGTAGATTTATTCCTTTAACTACGTCTAGAAATGAAGACCTCGATGCTGTCTTGATAGAATTACCCCGCTCCATTAACATACACAGAGACATTGTCAAACAATTTACCCTACAAGAAGATCTTTGTAAATTTTCCGAACTCCCTGGCAATTTACCACACTTGAAATATTTAGGAAGACCTGGTGGTAACAGGTTACTGTCGTATAACGACTTTTCCCTCCCTAGTATAACAACATTAGACAGTATGGAATACGTATTGGATGACATAGATGGAACTAGTAAAGTCATTCAATTACGACAAGGATATAGATATTTTGCTGAAACAAGTGGTGGTGATTGTGGTGCTCCTTTGTTAGCCTCAGCTCCCAGTTTACCTCGTAAGGTAATTGGTATTCATGTAGCTGGCTACAAGGGAGAAGCTTGGGCTGTTCACATTACGCAGAATATGATAGAGCGTGCTTTGAGGAGTGTTTCTTTCGAAGCACAAATCAAACTTGATCTACCATATACTGGTGAACATGTCGTTCCTGATGGCAATTTTATGCCTATAGGAAAGTATCCCAATGTACTACCTCGCCCCACTAAGACTGAATTAAGACCTTCCCCTATCCATAGTTTAGTTAAAGAACCTTTTAAACAACCTGCTGCTCTTAAACCCGTTGTCGTCAATGGTGAACGTATTGATCCATTGATGACCGGGTTGAAGAAGTGTGGTGTTGTCACTCCTACCATTGATATGATGACCCTTCGCAGATGTAGAATCGCTCTCACATCCTTCCTTAAACATAAACGTAATAAGAGCTTTAAAGGTGTTCTTACTGTAAGTGAGTCCATTAAGGGCTTACCTGGAGACGATTTTATAACCCCTGTTAAGAGACGATCTTCGCCTGGAATTCCATGGTGTTTCCAAGCCGGTGGTACAGCTGGTAAACGGAAATGGCTAGGCGACGGTGAAGATTACATTTTAGATCACCCTGATTTGATAAATGCATTACAGAAAAGATACGAACTTGCGTGCAAAGGAGAAAGAATGGAAACCATTTGGGCTGACACTCTTAAGGACGAACTTCGTCCTATAGAGAAAGTTAAGGCTGGGAAAACTCGTGTTTTCTCTGCTGGTCCGATGGATTTTGTGATTTTTATGAGGCAATATTATTTGCCTTTCTTTGCGCATATGATGCGTAATCGTATTCATAACTTTTGTGGAGTTGGTATTAATGCCACTGGTGTTGATTGGGAAGTTCTAACCAAGAAATTGCGCTCTAAAGGCGAGAAAGTTGCTGCTGGTGACTTTCGCAATTTTGATGGTACAGAACTTGCTGAGATCCTTT